ACTTCTGCTTCAACTTCTTCTCTGGATGGTTTCTTTTGACCTCCTTCATAGACTGGTGGTTCTAACCAAACAAGACCATCATATATTCCACCATTAAGAGACCAACTTGCCCCAGGTCTTAATGAATTTAATGCATCTGCAATATCCATTATCCAGAAATCTCCATAAGTGTAAGGGACGAAGTGCTATTATATAATACATTTGTGGGATGTCTATTAAAATATCCTGTTCCTCCATCAACAACCATTTGCAATTTATAAGTAGTTGCTGAAGTAGTTGCTGGAGAGTCTAAAAAATTAAAAGAAGCTGTTGGTGCATATGTAGTATTCCAAGATGTAAAAGATCCAGCACCATTACCTGGAGCACTTGCAGGCTGAGCAATCCAAGTTCCACCTCTAAATACCCTAAAGCTGCATGTAGCAGTTGTACTATTAGAAACACCACCTATAGTAATTAGCACAAGAATTTTACTAGAACTTGATGATGGAGTTATAGTAGCGTTAAAACCAGTTACATCAACATAAGACGTTGATGATGTTGTAAATTCATCATTTTTAAAAGCACTAACAATTTGTAAAATACTTCCTGTGCTGTTTAATATTGGTTTTCCTGCAAGTGTAGTAATTGCATTAGTCTTTAATATACTCATAGTTTTATATTATCGCCCAAGTTGCACCACTATTTACTGTAACCGTTACGCCATTATTTATGGTAATTGGTCCAATACTCATCTCATTATAATCTGTAGTTATTGTATAATCTGTGGAAATCGTTGGAGTATTACGGAAAAATGGTGCCTGAGATAAAGTAATAGGACTTGTGGAAATCAATCCCCCCGTGCTTGTAATTCCAGAAACGGTAACATTTCCAGAAACTTGAAGTTTTGATACTGGATTTGTTGTCCCTATACCAACATTAGATGATGTGTGAATACCTGCAGAAGTTGTAACCCACTGAGATCCTATTGGTAAATTAACTAATCCAGAACCATCTCCAACAAATGCTGCAGCAGTTATAGTACCACTAGATCCACTAATAAGAATGGAAGAATTAATTCCAACTGTTAATATTCCAGTTACTCTTGCATTTCCTGAGACTTCAAAAAAAGATACGGGAATAGTAGATCCTATACCAACATTTCTAGAGGTTGGATTTACTGTTACTCTATCAACAGAAACTAAATTTGCCGATTGGCGACTTTTCCCTGGCATATCTTTTTTTAGTTATTTATTTTTAGGTTCATGACAATTCACCAAGATCATTTATTGCTAGAGTTGGACCTGGATCACTAAGAGCATCAAATGTTGGTGAAATAGCAGATCCAAATGCATCAGAAACAAGAGAACTAAAGTCTCCATAATCTCCAAATGGAATGAAGAGTATCTGATTTGAAACTACTTCAAGAAGATCATCGAGTGCTGCTCCTTCATTTAAAGTGATTGAAGTTCCATTATCAGCAACATATTCAGTTTCACTTAAACGAATTCCATTTAAAAATACGTCTATTTGTCCCACATTATATGTGGTTGAAAATAATGTTTGTCCGTTTGTTGCAATAAAAGATGTTGTATTCCTAGAAACTCCAGTTGGAGATGATAAAGAAGTTGTAACTGTTACAATACCAACAGATGCTTGAGATACCGTTAAGTTTCTTCCAAAATTAATAGTCAGAGCAACACCAACATTAACATTATTATTGCTAATATTAATACCAGTAGATGATGAAGGAATAACTCCTGTTAATAAAGATCCATCACCAATAAACTTGAGTGCTGTTATAACTCCTACAGTGTTTATCTGTGTTGCACTAACAATACCTATTGTAGATATTCCAGATACATTCAGATTAGTTACATCTACAATTCCACCAATTGTATTTGTAGCAATACCAGAAGTCTGAGAGTAGGTTGCAATACCTGCATTTGGAGAATATGTGGAAACTCCTGAAGAATTAGAATAGGTTGCAATACCTGCATTATTTGCATAAGTTGCAATACCTGCATTTGGAGAATATGTAGAAACTCCTGAAGAATTAGAATAAGTTGCAATACCAGCAGTCTGAGCGTATGTTGCAATACCTGCACTTGATGAATATAAAACAGATGAAGGTTTCCAAACACTATTACTCGCATCCCAAATTAATGACTGACCGTTTGCTGGTGCCGTTGTAAAAGTATCGACATCATCAAGGTTATTAATTACATATCCAAGAGATGTTGATACTCCAACACTATTTGGGAATGGATAATTTTGTGGAGTGAAATTAGAAGTGTATCTCGCAATTCCTTTGGTGATACGAAGATCATCTATGTATCCATCAAAATCACCATTCCAATATCTTCCTATACGCAAATTTGACGCTGATGTTGTAAATGTGGCAGACGTAGTCGCCGTCGTCCCTGCTACACCATTTAGATAAGCAGTCACTGTGGAACCACTACGCACAAATGCAGCATGATACCACGTTCCTGTGATTAACGTTCCTGTGCTACACAAAGCCGTTCCCGTTGAGGGAGCATTCCAGATTGATAACCTATTAGTCTGTGTGCTGTGATCTAGCACGATCACAAATGCTGTTCCCGTGAATGATGATGCACCGTTAGAGATTAGACCAGAGGTCTGCATCGTATTGACATATAACCAAAACTCAATCGTAAAATCACCATCTAACGTAAATGCATTATTGCTATTTACAGTTAAAAAATCTCCACTACCATCAAAATAAGCACTAGCACCACCAAACTTACTCTGTGCCGTGCTTATAGCAACATTACCATTTGGAGTAACTGTTAGATTATTGGAACTAGAATCTGTGAAGGTGGTAGATCCATTACTACCATCCATGTGAAGTAGTAATGATACATCATTAAAGTTAGTATCTGTTGGATCTGGATATGCTACAGTGGGTAAAGTGAAACTAGATGTATATCTAGCAATTCCCTTTGTAACTCTAACATCGTCAATATATCCATACCAAAATGCTTGCGACCCATCCCATCCATTACTACCAATTCTAAGACCATTATTGGAAATATTAAGGCTCTGAGTATTAGTTGTAATTGCCTCTAAAGCACCATTAACAAATAGATATACACTAGAACCACTCCTTACCAAAGCAACATGATACCAAGATCCAGTATTAATAGTTGTAGTACTAGAAATAATTGGATTAGTAGTATTGGTTCCAACGTTTATTTTTCGTGGAGATCCAGAAACCATGAAATACCATGATCCAGTTGATCCAGAACCACTAAATGATGGGTTTCCGTTTCCTAAAAGTGTTGGATATGAATTTAATAATCCAGTAGCATTAAACCAACATTCAATTGTAAAATCTCCAGTTCCAAATTGGAAATTTGGATTATCTTGAATGTTTATATAATCTCCACTGCCATCAAAATACGCACTGGCGCCACCAAACTTACTCTGTGCCGTGCTTATTTGGGTGTTTCCAACAACGGTTATAGTATTAATACCAGAATTTGCTCCACTATCAATAAAGGTAGTAGATCCATTACTACCATTCATATGCATCAGTAATGATACATTATTAATATAAGGATCACTAGTATTGTAACTATACCCACCAATGACTGGACCAGAAACCCATTCACCATTTTGATAGATTAATGCTCTGCCATCAGATGCTGCTTGAATAGCAGTGATATTGACATCACTAATTCCATCTAAAACGGTTGCTATTCCAGTTAATGAAGAACCATCACCTATAAACTTAGAAGCAGTTATAATACCAGAAGTAAAAACACTAGAGTCTATATCTAAAGTTCTCGCTATTGTTGAGATACCAGCAAGTAAAGCATAAGTCGATACTCCTGCCCTAGTTGCATAAGTTGCTATACCTGCAGTCTGAGCGTAAGTTGAAACTCCAGAAACAGAGGCATAAGTCGCTATACCAGATGTCTGAGAGTAGGTTGCTATACCTGCAGTTTGAGCGTAGGTTGCTATACCCGCCGTCTGAGCGTAGGTTGCAACTCCAGCAATAGAAGCATAAGTTGAAAGACCAGCACTTATACCAGTTAATTGACTTCCATCACCAAAGTATCTGGTTGCAGTAACAACTCCAGAAAATAATCCATTACCAATCACATGTAATTTTGATGTTGGATTTGTGGTTCCTAATCCAACATTTCCACTATAAGGAGATAATACTACTCTACCATTAGAGTTTGCTAAGATAATTGGAGTTCCAGAAATATCATTAACTCCAAAAATATCTCCAGTTAAATTATTAGAAATTGATAATAACTGACCTGAAGATCCCTCAAAACTCAGTGCTCCACCATCTTGTTCGTATCCTTTAATCTTAATATGTTGAGTTGTAGAAGTTCCACCAGAAACTACAACCTCGCCGTTTACATGTAGGTTATAAAGTGGATTTGTTGTTCCTATACCAACCTTAGAAAGAGTATGAATACCTGCAGAATTTGTAACCCACTGAGAGGATATACCAATTACACTAGATAGACCTGATCCGTCACCAACAAATCTAGATGCAGTGATGATGCCAGTAGTATTAATACTTGAGGTTGTTCCAAAACCTACAGCAAGAGATGCTATACCAGCACTGGAAGCATAAGTTGCAATTCCCGCAGTTGATGAATAAGTTGAAAGACCGGAGATTGAAGAATATGTTGCAATGCCACTAAAAGAAGAATATGTTGATATACCTGATACCTGAGCGTAGGTTGATATACCTGCTATAGAAGCATAATTTGAAAAAGTCGATAATCCACTAGAAGAAGCATAAGTAGATATGCCAGATACAAATGCATATGTTGCAATACCAGAAGAAGTAGCATAATTTGAATAAGTTGCTAAACCTGCTACTGAGGCATAAGTTGCTATACCAGAACTAGAAGCATAAGTCGCTAAACCTGCTACTGAGGCATATGTAGAAACTCCAGCAACCTCAGCATAAGTCGCTAAACCTGCTACTGAGGCATATGTAGAAACTCCAGCAACCTCAGCATAAGTCGCTAAACCTGCTATTGAGGCATATGTAGAAACTCCAGCAACCTCAGCATATGAGGATATCCCTGCAACTGGAGCATAACTTGAGAAGATTGTAACAATACCTGAGTTTACAGGTGTTACATTAACTCCTTGTCCGAAATTAATTTCAAATGCAGATCCAACTAATACATTATCATCGGTGATTGTTATACCAACACCAGAAGCAACAACACCAGTCAATAAACTTCCATCACCAGCAAATTGAGATGCTGTAATTATTCCAGTAAAATATGAATTACCAACGACTGAAAAACTAGTCAGATCCTCAGTTGCTGACTCAATACCAACGTTAAAATATGGTTCTCTTCCGCTTAAAAACTTTGCCATTAGTTTAGTGTCTCTAGGATACTACCGATGAATTTAAGATTTGTTGAATTAGAACCTGAAAGAACTAGAATATCTCCAGACTCAAGAACTAATTTTCCAGAAAGTAGATTTGCAGTATCATTTGCAGGAATACTAAAATCTTTTAGGATTTCAGTAGTAACTGCAATGCCAGCAACTTTTCTCTGATGAGAAAAAGAAACTTGGTGAGTTTGATTACTAATATTTGCAATTTGTGCTAACAAAACAACACCAGTATATCCAACAGGTGCTGTATAAATTCCAACTGGTGATGTTTGTGCGACTTTAGTGACAGTTTTAAATACGTTAAGTGCTAATGCCATATTATCCTCCGAGTGCTAAAATGAATGGTGTCATGGTTGAGAACAAACTCTTAGAATAGAACGTTCCAGAAATAGTTCCAGTCTGCTGATTAATCACAACACCATCACCAATTCTAAAGTTACCAGATTGATCGGTGCTGGTGAATACAACCAATCCACCATTCTTTGCCACAGTTTCATTATCTTGAATTGCAACACCACCAGTGGAAGGAAGTGCCTTAGATATTTCAGTCCCTGATCCGATATACTCTAATGAATGGCCTGAGGCAAGCAATCTACTCTGTTTAAAGAATGGTGCCTGTGTTCCAACTCCAACGGCATAGGGGACATTATCAGAAATAGTAATAGTGCAAATTCCAGAACTCGTAATTGGAGTACAAGAATTAATCACATAATATGCAGGAACCATTTCCGCATAGGCAATCGCTGTATTTATTCCAACATCAGGAGATAGAACTGTAACTTTTGGTGGAACTTTATAACCTCTACCATTAGAAATCATCTCAATATTTCTAACTCCACCATCAACAACTTCTGCTACAGCAGTTGCAGGAATTCCCCATTCAGTTTCTGGTTCTTCAATAATAATATCAGTATTTGTTAGATATCCAGTTCCACCAGAGGAAACAACAACTTTACCGACACTATAATAAAGATCTCCAAAATAAACTACCTGACCGTCAAATGGGCGAATTGTATTGATCTTCACAGTTCCACCACCCACATAAGTATGAGGAAGAGTTGATGCACCCACATTTGCACTAAATACCGTGCTTGCTAAAGATACTGAAGGAAGACCAGTTAAAGATCCTGCACCAATATAAGTAGTAAGAATTCCAACTAGATTATCAATCGTGCTATAAACATCAGCACAACCGTTGATGTTTTGATTTGAATTAACTGCAGGATCAATTTGAAGTGCCAAGTTCTGTGCGTTCAGTAAATTATTAATTGCCTTCTTGGAGTAATCTCTAATCGCACGGAATGCTGTAATTGACTCAGCAACTTCTCCAACTAAACCATTTGAACGTGGTGCTCCACTGATGGTAAAATAAGACTTTGTTGCTTCTAATATACTCTTATTAGTATATCCTTCAAGATCATCAGCAATCGCATCCACAATATATCCAATATCTCTACGACACTTACTCTGCCCTGTAACAAAAATACCCGGATTAATTGTTATAGTATTGAGAGTAGAAAGATTTCCAATACCAACTGCCTGAGTTGTGATGCTGACAAGAGTATCAATTGCAGATTGAACGTTAGCACATGAGTTTGGAGATGTATTAAACCCAGTTACAGGATCTGCAGTGAGTGTAAGATCCTTATAATTTAATTGATTGGTAATTGCTTTCTTTGCATAATCTCTAGCGGAGTTGAAAGCATAATTTGACTCTGCTTCTTCTCCTAGAAGAGATGTAGTTGCAGATCCTACATTGTTAAAGTAGAACTTAGTAAATGCGATAGTATAAGAATTTCCACCAGTAAAGATGTCTGTTGAGAATGCATCTACAAAATATCCAAGGTCTCTAGCACACTTATTCGTTGTTGAAATGCCAAGATTTTCATTGAATGTTGATAGTGATGCAGTTGTTCCAATTCCAATTACTGTGGTTACAATTCCTACAAGAGTATCAATATTTGCCTGAACGTCTGTGCAAGAATTTTCATTTCCAGATTGTAGAACCAGTAACGAAGTTCCTATTCCACCATATGTTGCAGGACCAGAACTAATTCCAAGGTTTTTGAAGTTCAGTTGATTTGTAACTGCCTTCTTCATTAAATCTCTAGCAGAATTAAAGGCAGTTACACTTTCCACTTCTTCACCAATCAATCCATTTGATATTGGATTGCCAGTATTATCAAAATACTGAAGTGTAAAATCTCTAGAATACTTATTACCACCAGTAAATACATCAGTTGAAATTGCATCAATCAAGTATCCAAGATCTCTGGCACACTTATATCCACCAGGAGAACTTGTGGTTCCAATTCCAACTCCTAGATTAAAGTATCCAAAGTTAGAATTAGGAAGTGAAGATGTGCTTCCTGAACCAATTACAGTTGTTACAATTCCAACAAGGTTGTCAATGTTCGTTCTAACATTCGCACAGGAACTGGGATCAGTATTAAATCCAGTTACAGGATCTGCGGTGATTGTTAAATCACTATATGCTGCACCAACAAGAGTGTTTGTGATTGCACTCTTCATCAGTTCTCTTGCTTCAACAAATGCATAATTTGATGCTACTTCTTCACCCTGTAGTCCGTTTGTGATTGGATTACCAGCACCATCAAAGTATTGTAGAGTAAATTGGCGAGAATAATTATTACCACCCGTGAAAACATCAGCGGAGATAGCATCTACAAAGTATCCAAGATCTCTCTTACACTTAGA